AGGCGCAATTCAGCGATTTTCCGCTTCGTTTTTTCATGCCGGGCCTTTTCGGTCATATAGTCGATGTCATCTCCGCCGCTTCCTTTGGTGGAGTCTTTGTAATTGAGTATGGATTGTACCAAAAAGACGCCGCCACTCTTGTCTTTTTCATCGCGAATGACGACGCCTTCCTGGATTAACTGAGAGATTCTAGGAGGGGTTAAGCCGATTGCGTCGGCCAGCGAACGCTGAGTAACCGTGATTTCACGGGCTTTCCCGCGTACTTTCATGACGCCCTCCCTCCTCTCTGACTTAACATTTTGGTTTATTTCTGCGAGCGCATGAGCTATATAAATAAATCATACCCCGCTTCACATAAAACCATTTGAAAATATAAATTAAGGGCTGAATTTTACTAAAATCTAGTTTCCTTTCGGGCGCCGCGGTCTCGCAAGGCTTTTGTTAACCCCAAAGAACCTAGTCAAAAAAAATCCAGAAATAAAAATTTCCGGACTCATCGAATCAAAAATCTTATTTTCCTCAAGTTGACCAGAAACCTTCGCAAAACCTTTCTGTTTTGTATCCAGCGTCTCCGATGCACACAGCATACCGTCAAGGTGCATCCTGTGCATCGACCCATGGCGCATAGTCGCTGTCCGGGTAGTACAACACCCCGTCTTTGTGGACGGGGTGCTGCTCCTTGCGTGTCTATCTATTCTTGAGGGGTGAAAACAATCATGTGCTTTACGCCATTTCCATTGCTTCACATATACACTATACCACAGGTCCAACGTGAACTACCATGAACTATCCTGAACTAATTTTATTTTTTTTGAAAATTTTGTCGAATTCTTCCAGCGCCCGGGTACGCAGTCCGTTTCCCTTTCGTCGAAGCCAGCTGACTGAGCAGATTCCTTCACAGGCTTTTTCCCAGGTTTCGTGCCACAAATAATGCCGCTTCATTATCGCCTGCATCCGTTCGTCGTCCATATATTCGACGAGCTTCTTAAATTCCCACGGGCGGTTTACGGTCTGAAGGTATTCATGTAACATTTTTTCGCGTTTATCCAAGAATCCGATAATCCGGTCTTCCATCGCATTCCGTCCATTCCCGCCGCTGACTCGTGGCTTTTCATAATCAATGGCATTCAATACTAACAAGTCGTGTTGTATCCGGCTGAGTTCTTTCAGCAGCGTGTTGGCTTTTTCTTCTGACTCATAGACCAGTTTGAGATACTCTTTACTTGTCACGCTACCCCTCCCTTTCAATTTCGGTGCCGGCGTTTCCGCTTCAATGTCCAGCGTCATCCAAGCTCTAGCATAAATCTTTTCCGTCTTGAATGTAGCGACTAATCCGTCATCACCGTGCATCGCTCCGGCTAATACGTAATTATCGATGCTGTTGTCCCGATTATATTTAATTACGATGTCTTCAATCTCCCCGTCGCATACCGCAGCAAAGCAGGTATCCACATTGGCCATGACGTGAAAAATATTTTCCATGGCCTTGTATAATTCTGGCCGGGCCAGTTCTTTGCTTTTCAGCGTATATTCCCGCGGCACTTCTTTTTCGTTTTCGATGTATCCGATTCGGACAACATTACTGCTCACGTGAATTTTGTTGATGATCATAACTTCACCTTGCTTTCGATGAACGTAATGTGTACCTTGAATCCGCAGATAGTCGCAATCTCTTCCAGTGCCCGCTTCAACAGCATCCTGCGTATACGATACCTGCGGTTCTTCCGCTTCTCCTGCCGCTTCTTCTCAACCCGGCTGATTGCTTTTTCCGCTGTCGGGTCTTGGTAGTGTTCACTGTTCATTCTCCTCGCCTACTTTCCGAAAATCTTTTCCGACACTTCGTTCATGTCAATATCTTTCTCTATATGCTTCTTCGGTCGTCCTGCATGCTTCTTGGGCTTCACTGTCGTTTCCAGATTGTCCAGGATGCCGCCGCCCGTCAAAATGTCCAGAACTTTTTTCCCGGATTCGTCGTCCCCGGTAATGCTGATATGCACTTCCATCGTCTCACCTCCTATTCCTTGCGCGCGCCTGCATCCCCGTAAATGGTTCGTAAGTAGGCAACGCACTTCGTTCGTATTTCTGCCGCCCTGGCCCCGTGATGGCGTTCGTAATGGCATCGCTCACAAAGCGTGACGGTTTTGTTGATTTCGTCTGATTTATAAATCCCGCACGGCTCATGGTGCATCTTTTCCCCGTCGTCGATGTATCTCCCGCAGACGATGCACTTATACCCATCTCTTTCGTGTACGCTGTCGTTGAGCCGTTTTAGTTTGACTCCCCGGAGGCGTACCCTTTTCGTCTTTGCAATATACGTCGCTATCCCTCCTCGTCATTTTTACCGTGATATGCCAGCCCGTCAATTCATTGAACGTACTGCTGGCTTCGATGAATTCATAGCCAGGATATAATTTCTCCCATACATCCCGGCAGTCGGTCTGTCCGGCCAGTTCTTCCAGCTTGCGATGCGTAAACGCCCAGTCTGTTTTCGTGACCTTCGGGTTTTCCAGATTCCGTGAACAAATATATGTGTTCTCGAACCTCTCCTTATTTCGGGCTTCCTTCATGATGTATTGGCAGAGCCGCTGCATCAATTCTGCATCGTCTATCCGCAACCGGCTGGCATTGCTCAGGCCATTGCCCCAAACGTCTTCCAGCTCATTACGGTCCAGGCCCCCGCTGATGATTAGGTGAAAATGAATATTCGTTCCCTTTCGTTCGATGGCTCCCATATACTTTGCCGAGGGAAGCCCCGCTTTTTTACGCCGACGGTTCACGCGCTTGATGAAATTATGGAAGTCTTTCTTGGCATCCTTCACGTTGTCCCGTTTGTGCAGCGTATCATAGGTCAATGTCAAATAAACATCGTCGCCCGTGAAATTCGTTTTTACTTTCTGGCAGAATGTTCGTAATGCCTTCTGCTTATTTCGGCGTACTTGATCCGGTGAGGACAGGTTGACTTTCTTTTCTCTCATCTTCTTTCCACGTTTCCCCATATCAGGAACTTCAAACAAATCCGTTTCAAAATATCTTTTCCCGCAGAAATATTTCACATTACGAACAAACCCCATGGTCTCACTTCCTTTCCCAGTGGCACTAAATATAACGCCTACTACAAGCCCCAATGGGCCACAGGCCCATCACTTCCTTTATATACATATATATGGAAAAATGGAGACGCTCAAAATGAACGTTTCCATTGTCCCTTTTTAATTTAAGATGTGGGCCAGAATATAAATAAATCCGCCCCAAAATAAAATACTGATGAGAATCATGCCCCACCATACCATGGCCCTGAGTTCATGATCTGTTACGTGCATTGTTTCCATTCCTTCCGTTCTTTGCTGTTCATCCATGTCGGATAGTCCATATGGTGAAGCTTCGCCTGTTCAATATCGAGTCCCAATGGCGATAACGGCTTCTTGAGTTTGCGCCGGGGTACGGGCTTTTCATCCCCATTCCCATAGCACATTTTTTCCTTCCACTGCTTATTCGCCTGCCGTGACAGCCGCTGCTTTTCTGTATTCAAGATATTCTTGGCAATATTCCCACATTCACGGCTGCACACATATGGCGATGTGTAGTGTTCCATCGATCGTCCACATACGATACACTTCTTCAGTTTCTTTCTCGTCTTCATACGCCGCCACTTGGTATATTCATCTAAGATGCGATGCCGTCATGATTCGCAATACTTTTCATTTCCCTTGGCCCGGAATTCCCGTCCACAGCAAGGACAAATCATAGTTCCACCCCTTATCCATAAATCTTTACTTCTCCGTACTTTTCTTCGCAGGCAATCAGTCCCGGATATACCTGGCCACATTCGACGGCCATGCATTTCATAAATTCTTCAATCCCCGGCTCTCCTTCACGGATACAGCCGGCGTAGAATTTGATTTTCTGCTGAATGGCTTTGAGACGCTGCGCCCCG